TTGGAAATAGACTTTGTGGCCTCTACCTAGCATACCTGCACGCTCAATCTTTACATTGTTACGTCCTGCTGCTTCCATAAGGACTTCAGCCATGTGAGAGTTCTGCGTAGGAGTATACTTACTACCTACTACACCTAAACACTCTTGGTTATCATCTCTAAAAATACCATAACCTGGTGAGATTTGACCTTGAGGACCGAATAAAGGGTGTTTGCTTACTGTCCAATCGGCTTTAGCTTGGGTTAAAATTTCTTGTACTGACATAATTACTGTGTTTTGTTTGTTAATTTTTCAATTGATTCTGTTAATTTACTTAATACTGTGTGTCTCCCTTCAGACTTTATAAATTCTAATAGGGAGTGTAGTTCTTTAATCTGACCTTGTACGGTGCAGTAGTCATATTCAGAGCCTTTGGGGTGAAGTGCATTTAATCTATCGTTAATATGCTTTAATAAGTTAGCCCTGAAATGATAATAGGTCATCAATTCTTCTTTGATGATGTTGTTGTCGTTATCTAAAAAGTCAACCATTGTATTGTCTCTCTGTTGTTTTCGTAAAGTAATTCATTAATTTTTGTAAAGTGGTCGCACTCCCACTTACCTCCTTTGTATACAGCTGAAACTGGATGTGGGGCAGTAAAGATATAATGAAACTGTGGATTAACTAATCCTGAGAATTTCTGCGCATCTTTACCCCAAAAACAGAATATAACTCCTGTACAGTTTTCCGAGATTACTTTAATTACTTCTTCGGTAAATTGCTGCCAATGAGCTAGATGTGATCCTGCTTTTCCGTGTTCTACTGTAAGTGCTGCATTAATTAAGAATACTCCCTGCTTAGCCCAACTTGATATATCTAAATCTTCAGGAAAGTTTAAATCGTCTTTATAGACAGTTTCCTTTAGATTAGCGTAAATCATTCTTAGGGAAGGTGGCACATATTTCTTGTCTGCTGGAGCAAACGCAAGTCCACACGCTACAGGTTTACCATTATACAAGTTAGGATATGGGTCCATTCCAAGTACAACAACACGAACTTCATCCAATGGAGTCTCGTTAAATGCTCTAAACACATTAGAAGACTCAGGAAAGACTTGTGTTGCTTGTCTTCTTTGCTGTATAAAACCTCCTAAGTTTTTAAAGTAATCAGACTCTACTATAGGTTGTAAGTTTCTGTACCAATTATCAGGTATGTTAATCAGTTTCTTCATACTAATCTTCTCCGATTGTTTCTATGTGTTTTTTGATTTTGTTCTTAGCTATGCTTTTCTGGTATTCGAGTAACTTTTCCCATTTTTCTTTATTTAGTTTTTTGTTAAACTCGAATAAATTACTTTCATAACCCTGGGTAAGAATGTCTGGCATAATCTCATACAACTCCTGAAGTACTTGCCTAAACTTGTCTCTGTAACCGTTGTTTGTAGATAATAAGTCGTCGTGTGCAGCAACTGAATGTATGATAGTTGTATGGTCTCTGTCTATTCTAAGTCCAGTTTGTACTAGTTTGTAGTTAAAATAAACGTACAGAATTATAGTGTAAATTCTACGAGCATCTACTACCTCGTTCTTCCTACTTCTGCTTAAAATATCAGCTATTTCTACTTTACATTTATTAGCTATAGTAATAAGCACGGTCAACTCTTCATCACTAGGCTCAATTACATTTAAAAAAATTTTCTTGTCTTTTTTAATCTTATAAAGACTAGGATCTAGTAATCGATCTAGATGTTTTTTCTGTAATTTACTTTCTTTTAAAAAGTCACTATACATTTTATCTTCTAAAAGAGTTGATTCTCCTACTGATTTGAGTGTATGTTTAATGGATTCTTTGATACAATCTCTAACTGTTTGCATAATTCTATTAGTTTTTCTTTTCCATGGTCTCTGTAAATGTCACTTGGGTCTTTGCCATAAGCCCCGTCATATTCAAAAAACGGAATACCGTACTTATCGCTCATCTTCTTTGCGCCTCCTATTCCAGCTGAGTCTGAATCAAACCATAAAACCATGTAATCAAATCGACTTCTCAGTAAATCGTAAGCGTTCTCAGACATAGGAGTATTCTCGCTTCTAACAGCTACAGCGTTATAACCTACAGCATGTAGAGTCATTACGTCTTTAGAAGCCTTTGTAATGATAAGCAGACTGCCTTTATGCGGAAGCTGCTCGTAGCCTTCAAGTAAGCCGCCAAAGAAGTTTGTACGAAACTTTAACTGTTTCTTTTTAACTAGGGGACGATAGAGTTTAAACTTGTCTTTTTCTTTATAACGATAGCAAGGGTCGTCATCATTGTTTACGTACCACAACTCGTTATTAATCCAAGCTTTGTCTACTCTTCTAACGTCATAGTATTTTAGAATGGTTATGTCGATTCCAAATTGATCCCAAAACATCAAGTCTTTTGCTGTAAATCTCAGCAACTTAACTTTAATTACTGCAGGAACAACTTCAGGTACAATTATTTCTCTAGCTTCTGACTTAAGTTTTTCTTTATCTGATAAGTTTAAATTACTTAGTTTAAAGTCAGATTCTATTTTAAAGAGAATATCTGGATAAGTATAACCAGTTCTCAGCATAGCAATGTGAATTGAATTGTAATACACTTGTTCTGTTGCGTAGTCTACAAAATAAAGATTACCTTGCCTTGACCACTTAAAGAAGCAACCTGCATTAGAATCTTCTCGAAAAGGATTAAAGTATCGTTTACCTAAAATAATAGAATCCTGGAAATACTCTTCCATAATTCTATCTTGACCTACTATTTTGTAGAGGTCTTGTACAGTTGTCTGTATTTCAATTTGATTTACATCCATAATAAAAAGGGGACTATGTTACTAGTCCCCTTAAATTAATTAAAAAGGAATAGTTCCGTCGTCCTCTGTATCCGCAAAAGGATTAGGAGCGTTGCTAGATGAACCAAACATATCACTTACGCTGTTCTCAACCTCAGTTGTTGCAGGCGCAGCTTCTATGTCGTATTCTTTTAAATCAAAGTTACCTTGGTAATCTGATTTATATCCATACTCACCTGTTACACGAGAAGTAACATAGTCAGTAATTCTACCGTTTACGTTCAAGAAAATTCCAGTAAATACATCTTGATATTTACCTTCTTTAACGCCCATCAATACCTTAACACCTCCGTTAAGTTTATTGAAGTGCTCAAAAAATGCCTGTAATTCAGAACCATTACCCTTTGCAATAGCGTTCCAATCATCAAGCACAAATGGTTTAGTCTTTGGACTTGCATTAGCATACGCTTTCATAAGGTTGTAAACGTTCTCTTCACCTTCTTTTGCTTCACGAATGCTCTTCATATCCAAACGACGATCATCTTTAATGTTAGCCATAATTTCGCTAGCATTAGCTAAGTTCATAGCCCACATAGTTTTTGTGTAATTGTCTATGTACTGTTTCTTTTCAGATTTAGATACACGAACATCGCTAGATGCCCACATAGCAAATCTACCTTTAAACTCGATTTTAGACATAGGGTGACTAACAAACCAAAAATCTAGACGCACACCTCTCTCGGCCTCATAGTTTGGTTCTTTAACATCATCTGTGTTTAAAATCTCACGTAGTTTCTTTACGTCAGGGTTAACAGCAATAATTTGAATTGGTGCAAATCCAGTTACTAATTTACGACTGGCTGGTTCTCTGGTCTCTAATTCGTTTAAATTCATAATTTTAATTTTAGTTGTTTTCGGTTTCGGGTTCGGTTAATGATTGTTTTACTTTCTTTGAAATACTTGCTACGGGAGCAGGGGTTGCTGTGTCATCGTTGTAATACTCGTCTACCATGTTACACACCAACTGAAGGTCGTTGGGAATAAGAGTTTCAGGGAACATATCCATAGGACTCTTAGCTGGGTAATTACGGAAACGATTAGTCACAAAGTGATAAGTAGGAGAACCATTCTTGTCCTCGTCTACGTGAGTGTACAAAGCAATAGTGAACAAGCCCTCTAACACAATTTGGTTATCTAGTGCCTTGCCTATTGTTTTGATTTTCTGACCTACAATCTTACCTTCATCTTCGATGTTCTCGGAGTGAGTGATGTAAAATACTTTAAGGTCATTACGAAGTCTGCGTGCAGTAGTCAACAGATTAGTTACTTGCTGTGCAAGATTCGTGAATTTAGAAAAACCAACCTCGTTAGCTTTACGCATCATCAAGAAAGACATAGAATAAATAGCATCGTCCATAATTACGTTCTTAATGTGTGGAGCCTTCTCACTAATAGTGTTTAAAAGTCCTGTAATTTGTGCGATGTCATCTACTTCCATGTAGTTCTTAGCAGCTACGTTGTAAAGCTTTTCTGCCCCTCTGAATGGTAGCTCTTTCCTTGCTACGTTAATAATAAAAGTTTCTTTTGGGTTTAGCGATTTAATGGAAGTTGATTTCCCAGTCCCGCTCGGACCTACAATTGCGATTAATTTGCTTGACATGAATGATTAGTTAATTATTATTTGATTTTTTAAAATCCCATCCATAAAAGATTACGAAGTCTATGGCCATTTCTTTAATATCCCTACGGACGATGCCTTCTTCTTCTAGTTCATCTACTACTTCTGGATTATTTTCCATAAATTCTATGAGCCAATTTTTAAAATCGATCTCTTCTCTTACTGTCCACTTTTGTGTTGTAAACCAATTCTCGTCGGTAAAATCTATCTCATCGATAGTAATGCCGACCCTTTTTGCCATTTCTTCGTATACTGTTCTTAGTTTATTTGTCATAATTTAGAATAATGCTCGTAATAACTCTTTGATGGACTATTCATCTCTTCAGGTCTGGGCAACTCTAAATATTCTCCGTTTGCCCCATTAAAATATAGTCCTACACAAGAGTTCTCTAAGCCAAAATGTCGATCCTTTAAAAACATAAGGGAACGATACTTTGCGCCTAGGATAGATACATCATACCCATTGTGCGCAGGTATGTTATATCTAGAAGGATTAAATAATCCTAAGACTATCTCGTAGTCCTGTTGTACACCTTTGTTTAAATGTAGTTCTTCTAAGGAAGGTTCTAACATTTCCTCAATCAACGCACCTCTGTTAGTGTACTGAGCACGTTCTGACGAAGGGGTTTGCTGATGTACTATGATATTAGCCATCTTAAACCGCTTAGAAAATAAATCCAGCACAATGTCTTTTACCATATAGTCAATAGTCTGATAGGGAGTAAGGCGCATTTTTGTATCTGCTGCTGTCTCACTAGATAAGAGACTGATATGATCTAAAATATAAAAGACCCAATTGTCGTTTGACTTATAATGATAAGCCACTGGTACTTGTCTTCCGTTTACTTCTTTATATTCATAAGTTCCTATTTCAGGATTGTCAAAGTACGCCCTAACATGCTTTTGAATACCTGTTGGATTTCTGATATAATCAATGACTTCTACGAATCCTTGTAGTTGGTTAATGAATCTTTCTGCTTCTTTAATCTTTAACAGTAAGTCTGTGTTTACTGTAAAAGAACCAATAGATTTAAGTTGAGATACACTGATAGTGACTTTGTACTTTTCATACAAAAACATTGAGATAAACGACATCCAGAAATCCGTCTCACTTTCTTCTAGTGCAAAGTAAAAAACCTTTGGTTTGACGTTTGTCTTATAGGTACGTTTATAGATGTTGAGTATTGTAAAGTATTTTACAAATTTTGTCTTACCCACACCAGAACCTGCTGTGATAGCGGTTATAGAACCACGAGTAAAACCACCGTAATTTTGAGCTAATCTATCAAAAGGAGGGAGAATAGAAGTTATTCCGCCATTCTCTTTGATAGTTTTATTACGCTCAATTTGACTAAATACATCGTCAAAGCGTAACATTAGATAATACTTCTTGAGTTATAGTTTCCTTTGTTACCAGTGCTTCTATACTCTTCGCACCAACTAGCTAAGTCACTTTGTTGAACTCCATCAATTACTTTAGAGATAAAGTAACCGCTGTTTCTAATGAAACGTATTGATCCGCTTCTTTTAAGGCTGTCAATATACATATCAGTTGCTGCCAAAATCTCCTCAGAAGTATAGTCATAGGTTTCAAGAAACTTGTGCATCTTTTGCAGCGTAGTTTTCTTGTCAGTAACTTTACCAGAGAAGCCTAGATTTTGTCTGCTAAACTTTTGTGCAAACTCTTCTATCCACGGAATATCGGCAAAAGTCTTTGGAGTTCTTTTTAAAACAGGTTCAACTTTTACAGGAACTGTTGTAGGGACTCTTTCTTTTAATTCCTCTACAGGTAGACTGTCTACAATTTTAAGTTCTTCTGCTTCTAATACTTCATTGACTTTTGGACTCCAAGAATACTTAGAGTGGGAGTATATTAATAGCCCTTTTTCTTTCCATTTTGTTAGTAAACCCTCAGCTTCGCATAGGGCCCACAGCACTTCGTAAAATGTTTTCCTCATTTTCTCTAACTTGTTGTTTTCCAATAAAATTCTCTGTGTTTTCCAGTACAGGGATTACGAAATTAACAAAATGTTCGTTAGTTTCCAACTCTTCAATTAACAATTTTTCTTCATAGGCTTTCTTCATTAAAAAATAATCTGGGTGTGTGTTAAGGGACTCTCCATAATGTTCATATTCGGTCATAATAAGTAAGTTTAGATAATAAAAGGGGCCCGAAAGCCCCTTATTTTAGATAAAATATTTAACTGTGTGGTCTAAAGATTTAGCTGAATCATCTGGAAGTTCAATTAAATCTTCTGGTTCAAACGGATAGTAGTATTGGCTTTCACACTCAGGGCAATACATGTAGTCAT